AACTGTTGGATAGGTGCTAGTGCAGCAGTGCCTTGGCTGAGGAGCGTACCACGTTCTCCTAAAGCAGCCTGTCTAGACTGTAGTTCTCTTTCTAGTTGCTGTCTAGCAATGGCTTGTTCCTGTGCTAACAGTTCTGGTGAAGAACCACCAAAAGCTGACCCACTTACACCCAATCTTCCTTGAGCACGTAACCTAGCCTCTGTAGCAAGGCGTTGACGCTCTACCTCAGGTGCGGACAATGCAGATAACTTGTTGTAGTAATCCTGGCTAAGCTGGTCTACGTTAGTCATCAGCGCTGCATTAGCAGACTGTTGAGCTACCTGTGCAAAGGGATTATACATCTGTCTTGCATCTTCTGTCAAAGCAGTGTTAACCTGTCCTGTCTGAGGATTATAGGTAGTTCCGAACAAAGAACCAGTAACACCATACGGTGTAAACTGACCAACCATGTTAGCAGCAGTTTGACCTACATTCATCAAACCTTGCTGTGCTGTACTTCCTAATGATTGTGTATAAGGAAGAATACCTTGAGCAATCTGTGTTTGACCTAACCTAGCTGCTGCTCCCGCTGCATCGTACTGACCACCTAAAGTTTTAGCTAAGTTAGTGTATTCTGTTTGAGTTAGTTGTCCTTGCTGACGTAGCTGGTTAGCAGCATCCTGGATCATTGCTAAGTTAGCACCAGAACTAATCAAACCACCAAGAACATTCTGTGCGTTAGTGTTCGTTAGTCCCTGTAAAAGGGTATTAGCTGCTGTGGTAAACAACGATGCTGGGTTAAAAGGTACTGTCGTTGGTGTTGGTGTCGTTGGTGTTGGTGTCGTTGTTGTTGGTGTCGTTGTTGTTGGTGTCGTTGTTGTTGGTGTCGTTGTTGTTGTCGGTAATACAGTCGTTGCTGTTCCTGCTAATAAACCTGTGTTTAACAAATTACCTGTTGTATCTACAATATCAGGTATATTAGATAAACCTGTGTTTTGTAAAGTAGCTAAAGTTTCTGGCGACAATCCATTAATAACTGACGCTACTTCACCACTACCAAACAAGCCACCAGCAGCTTCCAACAAAGCAGGACCACCAATAACAGCAGCAGCACCTAAAGCAATCTGAGGAAGTGCTTTAACAAATCGTTGCCACATTGAACGATCTTCAGATACAACTTGACTTACTTGTCCTGTGGTAGGATCTAAGACATCATATCGTTTATTGTTACCTGATAGACCTGATTGATCTGTAGACATAGTGACTAGATTATCACCTGAAGGCCCAACAAGCCAGTCACGTCCTTGGAAATTAACTGGATTGTATCGTGTCTCGTTACCGCCTTCTAAGCTTTCTGTGTACCTAGCACCTTCAATAGCTTTTTGAGCTGGTGTTAACTGAGCAACCCTAGCTTGTTCAAACAACCAATCAATTTGCTGATCTTTAGCGCTTCTAACAACGGTTCCACTCTCTTCTTGGAAACCCATCTGATCAGTAAATGTAGGTATGTTTGACTTAGCTGCAACACCTCTTTCAGCAAACCAAGCAGTATCATCTGGTTTAATAACACCAAGACTAACTAAGTTATCTGTAGATACACCCACATCTTTAAAAAACTTAGCTTTGTCGTCTGCTCCTAATTTGTCCCAGTTAGCAGGAAGTATGTTCCTGATTTCCTCTTCTGTAAACATTATTCGTTGTCCTTAGGCGATTCTACCAGTTTTGAAAAAGGCATCGATTTGTTGAATAGACAATACATCAGCACTAATGTTGGCTTCAATACCAATCTGAAACACTCTACCAGAACCGCTTACTTGTTGTCTTAGTTGATTGATGATTGTTCCTGAATTGTACTCAGCTATGTTATACTCAGATATGTTGTATTCTGCTCTTGGCTGTCTTGATGGTAAAGCTATCTGAGCTGCTGAGTAGTTACCTGAATAGTCTGTACCCCAGTTTAAGAAGATCTCAGTGTTAGAGCCACCAATAACAAGCATGGCAAACTTCTTTAAGATCTTTATGATAGAGGCATTACCAGCATCAATGTGTGATGTGTAATAAGCAAACCTGAATGAACTGCCATTGTCAGAGTACAGAGCACCATATTCACCGATATAACCTACACGGCTGATGTATAGTTTCCTGTCTCTGGTGGACAATAACGACTTAGGAGCTATAGTCCAGGTAGTTGCTTTACAGCTACCATCTTGTAGTCGTTGTTTAAGATCAAAGCAATAGGTGTAGATCCTTGACGGTAAACTAAGTAGATAGAATCCGTTACGTTCATCGAACACAGATTTGATGTCATCAGTAGTTGTGTTAGTGATCACATCAACAATCAAGTCATCACGGACATTCCTTGATACATCGAACAATGGTCCTGATTTCTCTTGAATAGTTCTACCTAGACTACGTACACCTGTATCAGACAAGAAGAAGATATCACTACCTACATCTTGTACAGAATCTCTAGCAATACATCCTACACCATCAATAACCTCTACTAACTGAAGGTTTGTTGTAGGGTCTTCTTCAGCACCAGAATAGATGATAGTGCTTTTCTTACAGAATATGATCAACAATCCGTTAAAGGCTGCTAAGGCTGTGATACTGTCAGAGCCATTAGTTAAGACAGATTCAATGCTGATAGAACCATGAGTACCGCTACCGCCACCCCATTTATAACCAATCAAAGCATCTGACCAAGTAACTGTCTTCTTATCTGTGGTGGTGTCCGCAACCCATAGACGACCATAAGCAGCTAACACTTCATTGGCTAATGGTACAGTACCTGTATAACCAACAAAAGCTGACATCTTCTGCCATGTGTTACCAGCATGATCATACAATAGTGGATCATGACCACGTTGAAAGAAGTAAGTATGACTATTAAAGTTTACTGCTTTCCAGTTCTGTGCTGTCCAGGTAGCATCAGAGTAAACCTGAGTAAGTGTTGTCGTACCAGTGAAGATCTTCTTATCACCGATAGAGCCGATAACTGTAGTACCATCAGACTTAACAATCTCAAAGATCAATGATGGTTCTTCACCGTTAAAACCTAAGGTAGTGTTAACGTTATCCCAACCTTTTCTAGCTGCAATACGACCATACTGGTCAATAACAGCATTCTCAGCACGAAGTGCAAACTCTTTAGGTAAAGCTACAGAAGAGTCTTGAGTATTGAGACCAGCAAAGCCTGGAGCAACAATACTTACTGACCTCAACTCAGCAGCCATTATGACCACTCCCAGGTTGTTTCATCACCGTAACGCTCTGCTTCAATAGAGATGTAAGAAGCCACTGCTTTACGGTATAGATCAGCTTGTTGTTCGCTTAAACGTCCACCATCTTCACCACGTTCATTGATAGCACGAAGATAAGCACCTTGGATAACTAACTCTGAAGGGACATAAACAACATCAGTACCAGCGGACAAATCAGCCTGTGGTATAACACAGTCTGCCTTTACCGTTAGCACTGACGATGGGATAGGCCATAGATCAAGAGTAATAACACCAGTAGATGATGTGCTGTTACCAATAGAAAAATAAAAAGGATCTCCATTCACTGAACCTTGAAGATTATTCCATTCATGCATTTGATTCTGTGTAGCTTGCTGAAGATCTCTCTTTAGCGATGGAATATAAACCACTAACAACCTTGCTCTTGGGTTAGTGGTAGGTATTTCGTAGTTCTGTGTACCGCTAACAGTGGTGATTGTCTTTGTTGTACGAAGCACAGACCAGTTCCAAGCGTCTTCAACTTCTCTCTTAGCTTCATTAACAAAATCACCAATTAACTTAACATAGGCTGTATCAGTTGGCGTGATAGCCTCTGTCTCTCGTATACGGCGTAGAACACCATTGATGCAGTCTAAGAATGTAGCCATTACCATTTCACCTTATCAGCCCAGTACGCAGCAGACATCTTACCTTTAGCAATGTTCTTAGCGTGGCGAGCCTTGAATGATTTATTTCTAGCAGAACCTTCTGGAGAACCTGAAACACCTTGTTGACCGAACCGAATCGTCTTAACTTGATCACCGTCCTTTGCTACAACAATGTGAGATTTAGTAGGATGTGTTGGGGTTTTTTTAGGGCGATTATATCCAGACACTCCTGCTCTTTCCAGCCTAGAATCCTTTTTCATTTCTTCTTAGCAGTTTTTGCTGCCTCCTTAAATGCTTTTGCTGTAGGAGCACCTTTAGTGCCAGGTTTTCTCATCTTCTCACCAGAGCCTTCAGTGATACGCTTACGCTTGGCTTGGATGTTAGCGTATAGTCCTTCTTTCATTTCTTTTTCTTTGGCTTAGACATACCAGCTTCAGACAAAGCAATAGCAACTGCTTGCTTACGAGACTTAACCACAGGACCACCTTTGCCACTGTGTAGAGTACCTTCTTTGTACTCTCTCATAACTTTACGTACTTTAGCTGGTTTCTGTTTCATGACGGATAACCCATCTTCTTCTCTTTAGCCTTCATAGCCTTAGACTCTTTCTTCTCATGCATCTTCTTTGCTTTCTTTGATGCATACTCTTCAGCAGCTTTTTTACCTTTAGCTGTGTAAGGAAACTTCTTATTCGCTACCATCGGCATTTTTATTCCCCTTGTTACGTCTAAACATACATTGAACGGTATCTGTTTCCCATATACGAATAGCAGTCCACGTAATCGTTAAGATTGCAGCTATTGCTGGTAGCAGTTCAGCCAAAGTCCCCACCACAGTGAGGATTGAGATAGCATCTCCAACTTGTTTGATATGTTCATCAGCTTGGAGAGCCATGTTTGTTGTCCTTAGGTCTCATGTTAAGGATTTGGTTGTACTGCCAACTGCGCTGCTTCGTAGGCTGCTACAACCTCTGGTGTCCACGCTGCCTGAGCAATCGCTACCACCTTCTCTGGTTGGTCTGTGAGGTCTTGCCCTGGTGTTAGGGATGTGCGGTGATAGGTCTGGGTTAAGACTTTGCCATCCTCAATAATCCTAGTTGCTTCACGGTAAAGCACTGTGCCGTTCTCAACGACAGTGATTTGGTCTACTACGGTTTCTTTGGTAATCATGTAAGTTCCTTTCGTTGGTCCGATCACACTAGTCTGGTGTGATTAAGTAAACAACTTTATAAATCATGACAACATTAAACTTCATATGTTCCGCTTATTACTATGGTTCTACTGGCCGCAATCGAAAACGTTACTGTATATATAACTGTGGTATTAAAGTAAATACCGCATCCTTGGTTTATAGTATCAAAATAATTAGTTGTAATTCCAGCAAAAGCAGAAACACCTGAAACAGTAAAAGGCAAGCCGGTTATATTAGAAATATTTGCAGTGCTTTCTAACGTCTGAGACCCATCGCTAATTTTTACAGTTATATAAACTAATCTTCCAATTTTTGTATACGTTCCTGTTAGTGTTCTTCCACTCGTTCCAGTAAAAGATGCTAAAACAGGTGTCCAAGTCCCTTCCTCATAATCATCCAGCGTATTAGCGTCTGAGGATGCAGATTGCGTGGCGGGGAAGGTGATGCCGTTGGATACTTGTATAACCCCTCCAGAAGCATTGTTGGTGGTTGTACCAACTAGTAAGTTACCAGTGTTGGTGATACGCACCCGCTCGGTGCCATCAGTCTGAACAGTAACGGTTCCGTTTGATCCTGTATCGCTAACAGTGACATTGGAATCACCAGCAGAGATTGATGCTCCACCAGACGTTGAAAGCGTACCAGCAGACAAAGATAGACCACTACCAACAGTTACGTTACTGAAACCACCACTACCATTGTTAGCTAATAACTGTGCTGAAGTACCTGTTGTAGCAGCGGCATAGTCTGTTCCAGCGGTTGCTGTAGTGATTGCGGACGTACCAGCACCTTTCAACAAAGCACCAGAACTAAAGGTAGTAGCACCTGTACCACCATTAGCAACTAGAAGCGTACCTGTAACACCTGTCGTTAATGGTAATCCAGTCGCATTAGTTAATACTGCTGCTGATGGTGTACCTAAGTTAGGTGTAACCAGTGTAGGAGAGTTTAGATCTGCTTTAGTAGCAATAGCCGTAGCTATGTTATCAAACTCTGTGTTGATCTCAGTGCCTTTTACAACCTTTCCTGCATTACCGCTTGGTAAGGAGTCTTTAGCAGCAAAGTTAGTGCTTTTGGTATAGTTAGACACAATCAATCCTCTTTAGTTGACTTTGTGACCTTAACTTTACTTTCTTGTTTTTTATCTTCTTCTTTTACTTCTTCATAATCTGGATGCCTACGCATCTGCTCAATGTCATATTCGTATTCAACATTCATTAAGTTGTTTGACCATTTACATCTAAAAGTGACCATAGTAACCTCTTATATGAAAGAGGCTGCCGAAGCAGCCCCTCTTTAGCTTTTATTAGCTAGGGATGATCAAAGCAATACCAGCATCGTTACGAAGCTCTGCAACACCGTACAGCGTGTCAGCAGTGTACAGCGTAGCAAGGTACTCTTGCTTGTACTGAGCCTGTGAGCGAACAGCCATTTGCTCTGCAAGAACCATTGCATCCTTGTGGAACATCAAGCAAGCACGGGGGGCAGTACCGGACGAAGCATAAGCAGTGTCAGCGTTGCTGCTAACAAACACTTTAACACCGTATACATCACCGATCTGACCATTACGAATGGTGTTGTTACCACCTTGCTCACCAACAAAGGCTTGTTCGGTGAAACGAGCAAGACCCATGAGGGTGTTACGAGCAACAGGAGGGATAACCAAGTAACGACCATCTTGAGGTACGTTAGCATCATCAAGACGCTGAATGGTACGACGAATAGCAGCATCAGTTAGTGCAGTTGCGTTACCAGCACCAGCACCACCAACGAAGGCTGTAGTACCGTCACCGCCGATGTAGGCAGTGGTTGTACCGGACACACTGTAGTCGCCAGTAGCGCCAGCAGCGTGAGAGCCGTTGAAGAGACGACCGATCTGGATTAGATCAGAGTCAACCTGCGTAGCCAATGCATAACCAGCATCTTCAGTGTAGAAACGACGAAGCGAAGCAAGAGCTTGAACTTCGACGATGTCCTCAATCAAACGTGAGTATTCGTAGTGCTTGTTAATGGTAACTTGCACTTCAGACTCAACGTTCGCCTGAATCGTAACAGCAGTGTTAGCTGCTTTAGCGAATGCCGCACCACGAGTGGGGCTAGGAATATGAAGCGTATCACCTTTCTTACCACGCATCGTCATCTTGTTGACGAGGTTCGCCATAACAAGTGATTTCTTGTAAGAAGCGATGATTTCATCAGACCAAATCTCAGGTACAAATTTATCTGCGTTGGTCTTGTTTACGATGGAACCACTTCCACCAGGATAAGCTGCTGAAGCCATTTTAATGTCCTTTAAATTTTAGGTTATCGGACCCTACCATCGCTATAGGCTGACATGATGTCATCTTGTAATGCCATATAACGTTCAGGGTCAGTCATTTGAAGTCGAATAAGATCTGCTCGACGATAAATTTTCTTGCTCGTCTCACCAGTAGCGCCATCAACTGCTACAGTAGCTGCTTTGAGTGTTTGATTACGTTGTTCCTGGAGCTGTTGTGCTGCTTGCTGAACAGTGTCCTGTTTAGCTTTCCTCAATGCTTTGAAGTTAGACAACAACTCATTAGCGGAATCGAAATCAAACTGTTTGTCTGCTGCTACGTACAATCTTTGACGTACAGGTGACTCATTTACCCATGACGCAAACTCAGGATCAGTAATGACTTGAGTATAATCAGGGTGTGATTGAGCTAGCCTGTTTGCTGTTTGCATCCTAGCCATCTGTGTTGCAGCCTGTTGAGCCTGAACAACTGCTGGATGGGATTCAACTGCTTTATTAACTGCCTTAACAGGATCGGCAAAAAAGTCAGTATCATCTTCGATAGCTTTAGCAGGTTGATCCTGCGGTGTGATTTGCCTTTTGATGAGTTCATCAGCTAACTTACGAACTTCTCCAACTTCTTGTGCTTGACGACCAATTAGCTTTTCAGCCTCCTGGTGCATCCTTATGATGTCATCTAACGATTTACCCTTATACTTTTCAGGGATCGTAGGTTCTTCCTGAGTTGGTGCTGCTTCAGCCTTAGCCTCTACAGCCTGAAATTCATCGTTACCTACTTCATCATCTAGAGATTCTACAAATTCAGCCATCTGCTTCTCCTAGTCGGGTATAACCCAATTGTTAGGAATTAAAAAGGAATCTAAGTTATCCCTCATAGTAGGACTTAGACTTTGCTACGTTTACTGCTTGTTCATGCATCGTTGCCCATCTATCAGAAGCTGTTGGAAAAGCACCAGTGATGCCTTCTAGTTTGCTTCTAGGAGATGCTAATTGTCTTTGTGCTAACAAGTCGCAGTGTGGGCACTGTATTTCTTTAACATAGTGATCTGTGTACCTTTCAGTAACATGCCCGTTAGCACACTCAAAATCATTCAGTATCCTCATTGACTAAATCCTCATAGGCTTTTTCCCAAACTTCATGCATCGTTAGGAGCCAATCTAAAGCTTTTAGTTGACCTTTACGTTCTTGTAGTTCTTCGCCACTAGATATAGTGGTTATGTCCGCTACTGCGTCTCTGTACTCTTTAGCGTCTTCCAACAGAGTTTTCCATCCTGGATGACTCATAAGGTCAAAACGCTCTTCGTAGTACTTTAGTAACTTAGTAGTATCCATTGTTGTTATTTTACCACAGTGAAAATATTGTTGTAAAGAGCCTTGACTACGTAAGTAAAACGTGTTACAATAACCCTTTCGGGAGACTCTATGAAATCAATGCACTTTGCTAAAAGTAAGCTAACACCAGAAGAAAGATTAGATCTTGTTTGTCGTTTAGTTCTTCTAGGTAAACAAACTGATGAAATCAGGGTTGATCTAGGTAATGTCAGTCGTCAACGAGTACATCAGTTGTTTAACAAGTTAGTGTCTTTAGGTAGGCTTACGTACGAACAATTACCTAGACAGGCTACGCTACTGAAGAGACGATCTAGTTACAAACAGAAGTGGGGACATTTCCCTGAAGAATCTTATGTCCGTGCTGATGAGTTCTACCAGATCATTAGAGAAAAGTTCAGACGTAAGAAAGCATCTAACTATAAACATGATTGGGATATAGAGTTCAATGACCTAACATTCCCTACTCATTGTCCAATATTAGGTATTGAGTTAGACTACCTAGCTAGTTTCCGTTCAGACAACTCTCCAAGCTTTGATAGGATTGATTCCTCTAAAGGATACATCAAAGGAAACGTAGTTATCTTATCTTGGAGAGCTAACCGTATTAAGAATGATGGTACTGCTGAAGAACATCAAAAGATAGCAGACTTTATGCGATCTGTGATGTAGTAAACATAGTTATCTGATCTGTAGTCAGTAGTGTAGGTAGATCTATAGGCTCTATAGTCTCTACAGTACCACAGGCTAACTCTACCCAACCTTCGTTTAAAAAATACGCCCACTGATAACCCTCACGGTTTGCCGGTGCTGGGTCTCTGATGATCCACTGCGGCGCTACCCAAATCACTTCCTTGCCTTCAGAAGCCTCTGGTTTATCCGGTGCTGGTTGCCATCCTTCCGTACCATCTGTGGTTTCGTAAGGTATTGATCCGTTCTTTGTCCAAAGCATAGTCAGTCCTTATTGAACAGGGAAGGCTGCGGTTGGTGGTGTGAAATTGGCTGTGTAGCGAGCGTAGCCTCTGGTCACCCTCACGTCTTGGAGATAACCATTAAAGAAACGTGTAGCTTGTAATTCAACGCTATTTCCAACAATCACTTTATTCCCTGTGCTATCACTAATTGAACCACCTGTAGTTGTTGAATTAGCCAGCACTCCATTAACAAAAACACGCACTGTGGTTCCGGATCTTGTTGCTGCAATGTGATACCACTGCCCTGTTGACAAAGCCCCTGTTGCTACATTAATTGCACCAGAGGTAAGTTCCATCCTGAATGTCAATGTATTAGATGCAAGTTGTATCCACTGATAACCGCCTGTCTGAAATCCTGAAGCCGTGCCCATAACCGTTTGATTCGTAGCTAAAGCGTTAAAGTACACCCAGAATTCGCAGGTAAAGTCTCCAGTTAAAAAGGCATTCAAAGGACTTGCTGGAGTAACAGCGTAATCTCCCGTACCATCAAACTTCATTGATGTTGGAGACCACTTAGTAATTGTGGTACTAGCTTGTGCATCTCCAACCGTCTCCAGCACATTCTTCGCAGTGGCATCGTAGATACCGGAGTTGGTGAAGTTGAGGAGGAGTTGAGTTCCTGTTTCGTTAGTCAGCGGAGCTGTTGGCACTGTCTGTAATGCAGATCCATCAACTAGACTAACACTTGATAAATACCCAAATAACGGGTTAGTTGAACCCGCTCGTTGCCCTATATAAATTGATTTTGTTGCCGAACCAAAGGTTCCTGACTGGGTGTACGTTGCAGTTACATTAAAATTAGATCCGTTAATTTGACCTGTAATTGTTGTTCCTGATCTAGTTAATGTGAGGTAATACCATTGATTGGTTGTTATTCCGGAATGACTTAGGCGAAGCGTTGATCCGTTAGTAAATACTTGAAGTACACCTGTATTTATAACTTCAACAAGCCAGTCGGTTGCAGCGTTAGCTGTGTAATTACCTATTAAATGATTTGTCGCGGCTAAAGAGGTTAAATAAAACCATAAGCGTATTGAAAAATTACCAGCAGGGGCAAACTGACCTGTAGCTGGTGTGTTTAAATAATCCCCCGTCCCATCGAAATACCCAGACCCACCAACCGTTGAAGCCGACCATGCGCTTGTGGGGTTGAATGGGGAGAAGGGGACGACAGATGGAGTCCCCGTGACAGATATGTTTGTATATGCTGCCGTACTATCTGTGTACTGAAAACGATTCAAATTAAGCGATAAGAAAATCGTATTAGCATCAGCGGTCAATGCCGTCGTTGGTGTACTTGAAATAGTCCTATTGGTGTTGCTAAGATGCAAGTTTGATATATAGCCATTGGCAAAGTTTGTTGTGCTTCTATCTGCTCCAATTAACATATTAGATGTTTGATTGAAGTTTGTTGCAGATGTGCCAGTACCGTCAGAAGTTCCGTTAACATACAAAGTTGTTTGATTTGTACCAGTTCCAGCGCGAACAACAGCAACGTAAGTCCATGTATTAGCGGCAATAGAAGTGGTTCCAGTAATGCTTGTACTGGTGTCCGTAAAAACAAGTTTGTCAGCAGAGCTTATTTGAAATACCCATCCTGTAGGTGTTGACGCACCTTTGCTTGCTATGGTTTGAGTTGCTCCGCTTGCGTTTCTATAGACCCATGCTTCTATCGTAAAGTTTGACGAACCGAAACGAAGATTTGCGGTATCTGTAACTGTCAAATAAGTTGTGCTTGTATTGAAAGCACCACCCCACCCCGTCTGACTGAACGGTGAGAACGTACCCTGTGTCGGTGCATTTGGCCCTGTCGCTGGGTTGCGGGTAATGGTGAAGTTATTGGTAGAGCTGTCTTGAAACGTATTGTTCTGCTGACCGTTCGTTGCTGTGGTCGATAAAAGCAGCGTGGTGTAGTTGAAGTAGGGATCGGTTGAGACTGCGCTACCTGAGAAGATAGCCGCAATCATTGCTGTTAAGTTACCCGCCATATCAGGTCACTCCTGGCCCAGTAACCCACCAAGTATCTGTAGCAACTTTGATAAGTGAAGCCATACCTTTAGTGGCTACTGTACGGTTTCCTGTTGATGTGGTATTGACTAGCTGAAACGTCACGCCAGCACCAGAGATCGTTAAGTTACCGCTGTTGTTGTTAAGTACTAGGATTGTAGTTCCTGTAGGAAATGCTACAGAAGCGTTGGTTGGTACTGTAAGTGTTGCTGTGGAGCCACCAGTAAAGTAAACATGATCACCAGCATCACCAAGCACTAGCGTATAAGTAGAACCTGATTGACTGTTTTGAGGAGCATTTAAGTAACCAACTTGATTCGTACCATCAGGACCAGTTAACGTGTTGTTACTAGCGGATATAGTCTTGTTAGTTAGTGTCTGAGCAGTGCTAAGGGTTACTTCGCCATTAGTTCCGTCAGTTCCTTTAGATGCTAATACAGACCAATACGTTGTGTTAGTGGGTAGGTTACCTGTACTTTGTAGGATACATACATAAGTAGAACCATTGTATGTAGCTACATCGTTAGGATAGTACGTTGTACCACCAGCGTAAGCACCTTGGAAAGTCAATGTAGCATAGCCAAGGCTGTTCCACGCAGTAGATCCATTACCTACTTTGAACTTAGTTAATGATGTATCAACACCTACTTCACCGGAAGCTAGTGTTGGGTTAGCAGTAGACCACTGAGAAGTAGTTCCACGGCGTAGTTGTACTTGAACTGGCATTACGGTGTTCCTCCATCAATAGGATCAACGGCAAGGTAGCTACTATCTGGAGCACCTCCGTCTAAATTTGTACTTCCTCCACCACCACCGGATACGGTAGACCATGTGAAAGCAGACCCACTCCACTTAAGATAAGTATCTGATGTTGTTGGTGCAGTGATAAAAGTTGTTGTGTTTGATCCGCTTTGATAAGCAATTCTGTTGGCAGCACCACCAAGTAAGTTAGTAGCTGAGCCAGCGCTACCAAGCACATCAATGTTCCAAGTACCTGTTGCGTCATCGCCTGTTGTTGATGGTGCTCCCAGCGTGTTATAACTGATTGTACGTGCTACAGAACCATCAAAGGTAGTTCCTGAAGCAGCTCCAGTACCGCTATTGTCAAAGGTAGCGGCATAGGTTGTTGTACCGCCTCCACCACCTGTACCGTTAGCTGCTGCTGTGATACGACCTTGTGCATCAACAGTGATGTTAGCGTTTGTATACGAACCTGCTGTAACTGCTGTATCCGCTAAGTTAATGGTTCTGTTAGCGGACAAGTCACCACCACCAGACAACCCAGTACCAGCAGTAATGGTTGTTACTCCTACCGCATAACCAGCCGTAGCATGATTACCCCATCCATAAGCAGTATCCCAATCAGTTTGCTTTGATGTGGTAGGGATCGCATAACCAGCTGTGTTCGATATTGCTAACGTACCTGCTGATGTTACTGGTGATCCTGTTACAGTTAACCCTGTAGGCACTGACATAGCTACTGAAGTTACTGTACCGTTTCCAGACAAAGCAGCGATGTTGCTGAGTGTTGTCTTTACAGTGTTACCGCCTTGTACGATAGGTACAACTTCAGTACCAGCCAATGCTGATGCATTTGATAGTGCTGATATCTTTATGTCAGCCATGTCTACTCCATGATAATGTAGTCACCAGCTTCTGTGGTGAGGAAATCACCGTTTTCAGTAGCAAGGATGTTCGCAACACTAAGCCAACCAAGTAAGTAAGTAAACGAAGCTTTCTTCCATTGTCCGTCTTGTCTAACAAGAAAGTATTCTGGTACAGGGTCTTCCGTAGCATCAGGTAAACCATCTAAGCCAAACTGCTGTGTATTCTGAATGTATATGTTGTCTTTGGACTTAGAAGTTTGTGGTAACTCACCAGCACTGACTTCAATACCATTAGACAACTTAAGTACCAGTGAGTTGTCAATGTCAATGTAAGCATCAACAACAGATACACCATCTTTTCCTGGTTTACCGTCTATACCATCTTTACCATCAACACCATCTCTACCATCTTTTCCTGGCAGTCCGTCTTTACCAGGATTACCTTTGTCACCTTTAGGACCTTGTTTACCTTGTGGTCCTTCTAGTTTACTGATGGTATTTGCTTTAGAGTCTAGCTCACTTACTTTCTTCTTTAACTTACCAACAACAGCAGCTAGCTGTAGTAGTTTTTCCTCATCCATGATTACTCACCAAGAGCATCGGTAAACTGCTTATCTACCTGTTTTTTAGTCTCCATTTGCATCTTGGCTATGTTTTCATTGCTTTTGATATCTTCTTCCTTCAACATTAACTCAGCAATCTTGATTCTACGTTGGAATTCACGCTCTGCTGAGTCATCGTTGTTAGGAAGGTTCTGAGTGGCTGCATTAACGATCTTAGCTCTTACCTCTTCAGGCATTAACTGAGCCTCTATAGACGCTTTCTGAGCCTCTGCTGCTGCTTTCTGTGCTCTGGCTTGTTTTTCCTGTACAGTAGCTTGTGCATCAGCCAATTGAAGCTGTGTAGCTTGCTGTTGAGCCTGTTGTTGCTCAGGATTTGGCTGTGTTAGCTGCTGAAGTTGCTGTAATAAGCTCTCACGGTTAGGTAATGATGAGTATTCAACGATACCTTGCAACAACAAAGGTACGATAGGACTGTTTGGACCTAACGTAGACATCATTGCCATCATTTGAGCCTGTTCAAACTCTCTAGCAACCATCCCTAGCGTACCTGTTGGGATAAATTCAAAGTCTTTTACAGGGTAACGGTCAGGAGCAAACTGCATATACCGCCATGCAGCCTTCTGTACGAACGGAATAAGGAAATCTTCTTGGAAATTCACCAAAGAACGCTTGTTCTTCTTGATAATACCGCTAACAGCCATCGCTAAACCAGCCGCTGCTGCATCACCACCACTGACTTGAGCAGGTAAGTTAGCTGTATCTAACGTACCTGTAGCCTGTAGCATCATTCTTTCGAAGATTTGAGCTGTTTCGATGTTGGATTTGTCCGTAACACCGAACTTAAAGGGTTGTAGAATCTCTGATGGGTTACCATTGACAAGGATATTCTTCCCTGGTTTGATCTCAAACTTCTGTCCACGAGGTAATCTAGAGGCATCTATAGCCATCATAGGAGCTGCTGTAAGCCCTAAAGAGTCTACATGGCTACGAATCTGTGCATCAACAGCCTTTTGCATGTTGTATGCCTTCTCAGCCGTTCCACGACCCCAGAAACGACCAGGAACGCTATCAGCTTGGTAGGCAACAACAGGTCTGTCCTGCATCATGAAGGGGTTTTCTTCAGCTTTGAGGAGATCTTCTCCGTTAGCAATAACGATCAAAGCCTCTACCATCTCTGAATACAACTCATCATCTTCAAAAGATAAGTCATCAGGGTTATCTAACAACTTCTTAGGTACTAAACCATAGTAACGAAGTAGTAATACCTTATCTGATTGATAGTAAGTTAAGTCTTGGTTAGGCTCTAGGTCAGTGTCTAAAGATGCTTCACCGATAGCAACCTTTTTATAAACACCATCTTCCATGCCTTTGATGACTGCATGTCTACCAACATACTCTTCGATAGCACACCCCATTGCATCATCAATGGTGGTTGCGTTAGGATCAACAAGGAAGTTACGTGGATTGATTGGTTTTAAGTCTACCGATACTCTATAGTTAGTGTTAACACCAATCATAGCCAATCCAGGCTGTGCTGTAGGCTGTGTTGCTGGTGTTAGACTCTTCTTTTGTTTGACAATGACCTCACCGATACCAGTACCGTAGATCTCTGCTAAGGTCATGATCTGACCAATGTTCTTACGTACTTTATCTTTCTTGAAATCTTCGGACAACAAAGACTTCATCTTCTCAACATCAGTCTTATCCTGATCACTGATGTCATCGCTGATGTCAAAGAATACACCTTTAGCGAACACAGCTTCTTCAAGATCAGCTTGTTTGTTATCTACTGCTTGCTGTAGGGCAGGGCTAATAAGCCTTGAACGCTCAGAATCCCTTGTTTTATCTTCATCAGCATAAAGACCTCGCCAGAGACGCTCATACTCATCCCAGCGATCCATGTAGTTCTCATCCCTGTAGTTACGCCAATCGTTACAACGATCCATGACGAAGGCTACTAAGGCATTCTGAGGTGTGATTTCAGATTCAAATTTCATTGTCACCAACCTATTGTTGTGTCTAGGACTTCGTACTCTTCTTCATTCAAGTTCTGATTCCAATCTGCTACCTGTATTTGATCAATGTAACTAACAGCATCTATTAAGTCATCATGAGTCTTGCTATCAGGAAACTGCATCAGTTGGTCTATAAACTTGTTATTCCAATCAGCTTCTTTCAGTACAATCCTACCGTGTTCAAATCGTCCTTGTAGTGACCAAACAATCCTATCTGTCTTCTTCTTATTACCGTGTGTTAACTCTTCAATACGAGGATAGTAGTTCAATCTCCTCATCAGATCATTCATGTAAGGCATCACTGCATTCTTCAGTGCACCTTTCTCAATCCCTACCGCATTAACTCTGTAGTCCTTAGCAGCTTTTAATATCCTCACTGCTGTTTCTCGGACATCCCATCTACCATACTGTATGTCAGCTACCCACCAACCTTTAGTGTTAACCTTAACAATGGCTATCGCTGTTTCATCCAACTTAGAGTTTTTCGTCTTGTTAACCTGAGATGAATCCGTAAAACCACAAAGATCCACCGCAATGAAGTAGTTACCATCTTCAGGTTCTTCGTCAGTAATTTTAATCCATTCATCTTTGAAGATCTCCGACTGCGCAGCCTCAAACGATGCCATGAACTCTTGTCTGAAAGCAAAGCTAGACATTGATCCTCTAGCAGCTTCAATCTCTTCAGGGTCTAACAATGGATTATCAAAGCTAGTGAAGTGCCATGCCTTGTAATGCTGATCCTTACCACTATCACCTAGTTTGTACAGTTCATAGAAATGATTTCTACCCATTGGTGTTCCGATGAACATTGCTCTACCCTTCTGATCCGCTAATGCAGGCCTAAGGATTTGTTCGAACACCTGTGGCTTCATGTCTGCATACTCATCCATCACTAAGTATTTAAGACTAACACCACGCATTGTCTCTGGTCTATCAGCACCTTTTAGCGATATCATTGCTCCATTCACCAACGTAATCTGCATGTTATTTACATGACTACCTTTGATGACTGGATGTCCTAGCTCTAACAGCGTAGTCCACATAATATCTCTAGCTTGTCCCTGCGTTGGTGCTACATACCAGACATGACCTTTATCAGTCTGTAGAGCCTCTATGATCAGTGTCCAAGCTGCTAACCTTGACTTACCTGTACGTCTACCAGCAGCGATGATCTTAAACCTTACAGGGTCTTTGAAGACCTCTTGCTGCCACGGTAGTAACTTAACTTGTAGATCCATCGTCTTCTTCTTCTTCGTAGTCTATCAAGGTAGTTTCTACTTCAACAGGTTCATGCTCAATCATTTCTACTGGGTTGTCATTCACTCCAGTGATGTTGATGGTAATGGCTCTAGAGCCTCCACCAGCACCTTTATCCTCAAAGTAACTTACTGGCAACATCCTATCAACACACAGCTTCAGCGCTGCCATCTGATCCTTATCCTCATCATTAAGAGCCTTATGCACTATCTTTCTGATGATAGCCTGTGAGTGTGTCAGCAACAGTGAAGCTGTTAGTTCTTTAATCCTTGCTGCTTCACCAGGAGGTCTACCTCTTTTAGGCCTCTTAATGTACTTCTGTACTTCTTCCTTCTTAGGTCTTCCTCTTTTTCTTTTTTTCGCAGGCACTTTCTTTTCTTCATTGACTGCCACGACATCCTGGCTGACCGATGAAGGTAGCGAACAAAGATCAGATATAACTTCAGTTTTAATTTCGGACATCACTACCTCTATATAGTTTCTCTGCCGGAAGGCAGGACTGTAAGGTGTATATAATTTTATGTATCTACAATGTAGTGTATGACGATAAGTTATATGTCTACTATTATTTAGTTTTTATACGATGTTTTGTTCATAGCCTACATAGAAGGACTTATTGTAACATACAAATGATATTGTTGTAAAGTGTCTTGACTACTACTGTAGGGTTATTGTCAGTGCAGACTGTGCTTTAACCAGTGCAGATTCAGTGCAGACTATACAGCAATCAAGGCTTTAGCGGGACTCCATTAACATGGTGTCATAGGCTCCGCAGAGGCTTTATAGATAACCTATTGATTCTTAAGAGATTTCTTAATAGTAATGGATTATCATTAACATTGTCTATTTTGCTCTTTTTTGAGGCTAAGTAGCACCACAACAATCTACACCACAACTACACCCCTCCCCCTATGTCGTATACTGTATACAGAATACAGTGGAGATTGTCGTTATGATGACAATTCACTATACAAAGTCATAGATTGTCACTACAATGACAATACATTATATGAAATCATAGATTGTCGCTAGGATGACAATTGAGTCTGTGCTGGATCTGTGCAGTCTGTGCTGGATCTGTGCAGGTGGAAGAGTGTACTGATGAAGCACCACATAGAGATACTTGATTGACCACATACAGACACTTGATTGACCCTACAATGACACCTGGTTGACTCGCCGGCACTGCTATCGGTTTAATGGTACTGTGCACAGTAGCAAAGCTTAGCGGTGCAATGTAATATCAACAAAGGGTCGAAAGACCCTTCAATCAACCGCCACCTTGACAAGGCAAAATCAGTTAGTTAGTATGAACACATCGACAAAGCAATTCCGCTAAGTCAACTACGGAGAAACAATCATGAGCAAATCAACTTACAACGGCTGGACTAACTACGCAACTTGGAGAATCAACCTAGAAATCTTCGATGGCATGACAGCACGTGATCTTACTGGAAGATCTGTACATTGCATGTCAGAATTGAGGACTGCTTGTCAAGAATATGCTGAGGAATTAATCGAGGCAACATCAAACGAAGGACTTGCACGTGATTACGCTTTAGCATTCTTGTCCGATGTTGATTGGTGGGCTATTGCTGATCATTTAGTATCTAATACTGACGACGAAGACGAAGAAGAATCGGAAGAGGAAGAAACAGTATAATACTAAAGTATACAGTGTATAGTACCTTCGACGAGGGTACTATGCAAAGTAAACTTTATAACGGAGGTTGTCATGCGACTACGCGCGGATCATACTGCATTGTCTCAAGCCATTACGATACATAAGAAAACTGTACGTATGGTGTCCGATTATGAGCATAGGTTATTAAAGCCAGTATCCTACAACGACAAACTTGGCAATGGCAGCAAAACCATTACCAAAGGCGCATGGAAGGGTTTTCCAGTGTATTCCCTTACACTCGAGGAAAGGTCCACATGTTCGCGCACTTGTCAGCAATGGGCTAACTGTTTTGGTAATAACATGGCTTTTACGCACCGTATAAAGCCGGATGACCCTGAGCTACTCATGCTTAGATTGTCCGATGAGCTTTCGCATTTGTCCAATGTACACCCTGAAGGCTTTGTCGTACGCTTGCACATACTAGGCGATTTCTTCAGTGCGGCATATGCTCAGTACTGGGTTGATGCATTGCTAGAATACCCTGCACTTAGGATATTTGGTTACACTCACAGGTCCGAGCAAGACATTATGGATGTTATCCGCTCAGGGTTACAGAATAGCAGAGCATGGATTAGATTTAGCGACAAAGGCGGTGTTATGTCCGCTAATGTCAACGGCGAAGGCATCCAGTGCCCTGAACAAACTGGCAAGACTCAATCATGCATGACATGTGCACTTTGCTGGTCCACTACCAAACCCATTGCATTCAAGGAACATTAACATGCAAAACTTTAAGATTGTCGGTTATCTATTGTCCTTCACTACCAAGGGATCGGACCATACTTGGTTAAAGCGATTCGACAATGAATCAGCCGCTAACTATTATGTTCGCAGTGTAGGCTTGGACGATAACAAAGTCTATGCGTACGAAGTCAACCCTATTATTATAACCATTAACGAAAGGGCTTTATCATGTCAGTAGATTACAAAATTGTCGGTTATCTAGTCACGTACTATCTAAGCTTAGAAGGAGGCTTAGAACACTTGGATAGGTTCGATACGTTGGATGAAGCTGAAGATTTCGTTGATCGTTTAGAACCGGAGGAGTATTGGATTAACCCCATTGTAGACTTATCAGGAGAGTAGACTATGCAATCTAGTGACTTTGTGTTGTATCTTGGTGGTAGTGCTTTCGGTGTGTTGTTCGCCTTCATGCTCTTTATAGGATTAACTATATGATTAAGACTTATTTTAATGGTAAGCCATGCGAAGTGTTGAAGCATGGTGTTGATGGTGAGGTTTTGATACGTCATGCATCACCTGATCCGCTATGGTCGTTTCCGTCCTATACTTGGGTTCAATCTAAACTTGTTAGTAAGACTAAAGTATCAAAGCGATTAGAGGCCCTACAAGGCATCGAAGATGCTCTAATGTAGGTTAACTACAATGTAAGGATCATGTAAGTTTAGTGTGGTAAAATAGCAACACTATGTATGCTATGGAGACTGCACGTCA